TGCCGAGATCATATTCTCCGTCGTTTGCAACCATGTTTAAAGTACGTTGCTTTATAGTCCATTGATTTAAACCCCTATTAGCCCAATCGGCTAACAAAAGATTAAGTGACCTTCTTGCAGAAGTAAGATCATAGCCAGTACGCACCTCTAAGCCACAACGCTCAAAAGCCTCTCCTATATAATCGGCTACATCTAACTCAAAGCCTGTGCTTCCTGACAATGCCATCTTACTTCTTCTTTACTGCTCCGCCGCGACGCATTTTTTTAACCATGCCGCCACCGCGCATTTTCTTTACCATTCCGCCTCCGCGCATCTTTTTAACCATGCCGCCGCCGCGCATTTTCTTAACACCTGTCTTTTTACGTGGTTTCATTGCCATTTGTCAGTCTCCTATATAGGTTTTCACGCCGATTATACGTGTCGGACACGTTGTAATCACTTCCATAACTATTATAATAACCCCTTTTATTCAATTTGTCTGCTGCAACTTGCAATTTAGACAGCCTTTGAACAAAAATCATTGCATACTCCACATCTGTGACAGGCTCAAAGTCTATTTCTTCCTCAAACCCACTTGGCTCATCGTCTGGATGAAAACCCATTACCCAGATATCTTTATCAATAAACATACCCTCAGATATAGTTGTGTTTATATCATCTAGATAAGTATGAAAGTCATCAGAGCTTTTATCGTTATTTAAATCTACAATAATAGCTAAATCAAAAACGTCTTGGAATTGAGATATGGTGCTGTATAAAGTTTGATAATGAGGTTCATACTTAAATATAATGGCAACCTTTTCATCAATTAAAGCTTGTTTTGCATAAGGGCAGGCAGGTAAATCGTTAAAAAAAGGGCTGGGTTTTTCCAAAACTTCTGAGGTCCATTGTGTGATTTCATCCACAATTTTCTTTTCAACGCTCAATTCTGGAAAGAAATGCCCTACATTCATGATTGTCTTACCGATCCTTTGGTGTATTTCTCCCTATCCGCTAAAATAACCCCACACCCACGAGCAACGGCCATACCATTCTTCTTTTGGCCGACTATTGGTCGTTTTGGTTTCGGATCAGGAACTTCGCCACCTCTAGACATCCTGACTGTTGCAGCTTTGGTGTTAGAAACAACCTTTTTACCCTTGGCACCACCTTTTTTCTTTTTTTGAGCCGTGGATTTACGCTCTGCTTTTGTTAAACTCTGCGCTTTTGAGCGGGGTAAACACCTGTCTGGACGTTTTTTATTCTTAGAAGTGCCGCACGAACCCGCAATGTTGCCCGAACTGTCAATTCTTACCCAATCTTGGTCCAACCAATCTTGTAACTTACCCATTACCGGCCCTTTCTCTTACCGCCTTTTGATTTTTTGGCGTAATTAGGGTCTTTACAGTATTTAGAGGCCGCTAAATTAGCATATGCGCTGGGATAGGTATCAAAAGTACGCTGTGCCCAAGCTTTTCCCTCTGGACAGATCTTACTTCCCTTACTTTTAGGAGAAGATTTTTTTGATTTTCTTGAATAATTTGCCATTATAAAAGCTTTCCTGCTACTGCGGTCGCTATAATTAAAAGAGCAATACCCCAAAGGCGCATGTCAAGCTTATCAAGCTGCTTATCAATCTTCTGATACCGCTCGTTGCATTCAGCTTCGTGCTTTTCAAGGAGTTTTAAAACTTCTTCGACCTTCATTTTACCACGCCTTACATGACCAGTATCTGGCCGTAAATTTGTCTTTTGCGGTATCACACGAGTGCCTAGCTCGAAAGTTCTTACGCCTTCCGGGCTGGGCTTTTTTGATAGACATCTTCGGATCACCGAATCTAACCAGTTTGACCTCAGATCCTTTTTTAGCAAGAACTGCGCTTTTCTTCGCCTTACCCGGCGTTCTTTTGGGCTTGTTATATCCTGCAAAGGTTTCACCCCTATAACTTATTCTACCAGAAGGAAGTCGCTTAACATTCTTTGTCGTAGCCACAATAATTCTCCTAGTTAAAGAAAAAAGTTACCGCCGTAATGTCTGTAAGCACAGATACATGAATGTCACTCACCCGTATACCATTAGCCGGAATATTAACCGAATGCGTGTCAGAAGCGTTAAAATCTAAATCCAAAACGGTAGCCCCGCCGTTACCGTCAGTGACGGTAAGGCGAGGTGTTCCTGAACCTGTTTTAAGCTGTATCTGACGAATACGTGCCGGACCGACGGCTACAGAGCCCGTGGCTGTCACGCGTTTTGTTTTTACATCAGAAATAGACATATACCTATCCTTTACGCTATGTCGTCAAGTAAAGCACAAACAATGCATGTTGCAGTCGCAGCGCTTGAACCATCGTGACCAATTGCGTGTATGTCTGCAACCGTCGTGTTTGGAAGTCTAGCAAAGAAGGACTCATTAGGACTTATCTTTACAGCCGCCCCATTAGAGTTTGAAGCAGTACTTGCATCAAAAACAATGTAAACATGATTGGCTGCATCTGTATTTTTAATATACAGAAACTCCACTTTATCACCTGTTGCTACAGTGCCGGGATTCGCGTTTGCATTTATCGCGGTATAATCTGTGTAATAACCTTGCATCAAATCGGTGCTTGCTGCCGTAACGCTAGTCAGTTTGTAGTACCACTTATCGTTCGCGTCTTTAGGCGAAACCGTGGTTGTGGCTTCGATAGTTTTGGCTATCTCGTCCGGTAAAATCGTAGTCTTCATGACTACTGTAGCTGCGTCAGCCATATTTTATCTCCTATTAGCCAAGGTTATTGTTCTGAGCATACAAGATAGTCACACGAACCTCACCAGCAGATGTTGCAGCAGAGTTAGTTACAGTCAAACGAATGTCCGCTGTTCCTGTGTCTTCCCATGCTAATGCACCACCAGATTGAGTGGTTGGATATTTGCGACCCGCGGTCGTACCAATAGCAAACACATTTACTAAAGTACCTGCCCCGCCCACAGTGTCTCCGACACTAATGTTTGTAGCCCCGCTTGCTGCGGTAATGACGTCAATAACACAATCAATGATTTGTGAGTTTGCTGGTATAATTACATCAGTATTTTGAGCAGCTAATGCACCACCAGATAAGTCTGCTGCAAATGTCTGAGACATTACAACCTGACCGACGTTAGCCATGTCAGTGCCTAGAGTTGAACCTGTAGTGTGTTTAATTGTTCCAGCTTTTATTGGACCAGAAAAAGTTGTTGTACCCATGTTAATCTCCTGTCTGGGTTAGTCAACGGCCCCATGCCGTTGTCAGGGATATCGTTACTATAACACAGGAAAAGAAAAAAGAAAGGGGCCTTTGCAGGCCCCTTAGTTATCAGAGAGGAAATCTTTTGCAAAAAGATAACCTCAGTATAACATACTTTACGCTCCGGGTGTACCGAAAACGCAACGCCAGTCAGAAACACCAAAGCTATAACGCTCACGTGCCTTGAATCGCATGTTACCGGTGTCAAAGTCACCTTCCATTGCCGTCTTAATTGGCGAACGGTTGAAGTATTTGAAACCGTTTGGCGCATCCGTCTTGATGAAGAAAGCGTCGGTATCTGTAAGGAAGTGGTTGACCACAGCCCCTTCAGGAATCATACCCATGTTCTTCATTGCGTTTGCGTCATTGTCCGCAGTTGCTGAACGTAGGTTTGAGTTCATCACACGCTCTGCAATAAATTGCAGTTCTTTTGGAATGATGAGTTTTGTACCACGTACAGCGATCTTTAGACCACGCTCGTCAGTCAGACCTGCGATATCAATCAACATTTGCTCAAGTGAAGTTTCGTTCAAGTCAGCGGCTGTTGAAAGAAGGTTACGCTGGTTGCCTGATAGGCTTGGGTGAGCGTTTGAGCATAATGCTGCTCCATCACCCACGGCGTTTGCACCTGCACTAAACGCATTGTTTAGAATAGAAGCAGCCTTGATTTGCTTTGTTTGCGCCATAGAGCGGGCCAAAGCTTTAGTGTAACGAGAGGCAAGACGATCATAAAGATTGTCTTCAACTGCTTCTTCCGTAATAGAAAATGCAAGAGCAATTGTCTCGTGTGTGTAACGCGCAGTGTATGTTTCCTGTGCATCGTCAAAGTTGATGGCAGCGCCTTCAGCTTTTGTCGGTGCAGTGG